CTACTGGGTTTGAACTACGAAGAGCGCACTGAGCCGTGGCAAGGTGCATGTGGTGTGTTCCACCCGATGCTGACCGAGGCAGTTGTGCGGTTCCAGTCCGAGGCAATGATGGAGACCTTCCCCGCGATGGGGCCGGTGAAGACGCAGATTGTGGGTGAGACCGACCTGCTGAAGGAAGAGTCTGCTGCACGCGTCCGTGAGGACATGAACTACCAGCTTACCGAGGTGATGACCGAGTACCGCCCGGAGCACGAGAAGATGCTGTGGTCACTGCCGTTGGCGGGCTCTGCGTTCAAGAAGGTCTACTACGACCCGAGCAAAGGGCGTCAGATGGCGATGTTTGTCACCGCTGAGGACATCGTCGTGCCGTATGGGGCCAGTAGCTTGGAGACTGCCGAGCGGGTCACGCACGTCATGCGTAAGACCGAGAACGAAGTGTTGAAGCTGCAAGAGGCGGGGTTCTACAGCGACGTGGACCTCGGTGAGCCGTCGATGGAGTTGGATGACATTGAGAAGCAGAAGGCCGAAGAGCAGGGCATGACCGCCTTGCAGGACGACAGGTTCCGTATTCTTGAGATACACGTTGATTTGGACCTGCCGGGCTATGAGCACAAGAACAAGAAAGGTAAGCCCACGGGCATCGCGCTGCCGTATGTGGTGACGCTGGAGAAAGCTACCCGCAAGATTTTGGCTATCCGCCGCAATTGGTACGAGGACGATGAGCTTCACACCAAGCGCCAGCATTTCGTGCACTATCAGTACATCCCCGGCTTTGGCTTCTATGGGTACGGCCTGATTCACTTGATTGGTGGTTATGCCCGTAGTGCCACGATGCTCATCCGTCAGTTGGTGGATGCAGGTACGCTGAGCAACTTGCCCGGTGGTCTGAAGTCTCGTGGTCTGCGTATCAAGGGTGACGACACTCCCATCCAGCCGGGTGAGTTCCGTGATGTGGATGTGCCGAGCGGCTCTATCCGGGACAACATCCTGCCTCTGCCGTACAAGGAGCCAAGCCAAGTCCTATTCGCGCTGTTCCAGAACATCGTCCAAGAGGGTCGGGCGTTTGCATCCAGCGGTGATATGAACGTGTCCGACATGAGCACTAACGCTCCGGTTGGTACTACTCTGGCTCTGCTGGAGCGCACGCTCAAGGTGATGACGGCTGTTCAGGCCCGTATCCACTACTCCATGAAGCAGGAGTTCAAACTCCTCAAAGTCATCATCGCCGACTACACACCGGATGAGTATGACTACGAGCCAGTAGATGCCAACCGCCGTGCGAAGAAGGAAGACTACGACTCAGTGGATGTTATCCCGGTCAGTGACCCTAACGCAGCAACGATGGCGCAGAAGATTGTGCAGTACCAAGCGGTACTTCAGCTTGCGCAGTCAGCCCCACAACTCTACAACTTACCTCTTTTGCACCGCCAGATGATTGAGGTCTTGGGCATCAAGAATGCTGAGAAGCTTGTGCCGGTGGATGACGATGCAGTGCCGACGGACCCCATACAGGAGAACCAGAACGTGCTGATGGGCAAGCCGGTCAAGGCGTTCATGGAGCAGAACCACCAAGCGCACATTCAGGTGCACATGTCTGCGATACAGAACCCCAAGATTCAGCAGATGCTCCAGATGAACCCCGCAGCCCAAGCCATCATGGCCGCAGCTATGGCCCACGTCAACGAGCACATTGCGTTTGAGTACCGCCGACAGGTTGAGCAGGCAATGGGCATGGCCTTGCCGTCTGAAGACCAGAACAAGCAGGTGTCGCCTGAGTTGGCTGACCAGATTGCGATGTTGGCTGCGAAGGCGTCCCAGCAGATTCTTCAGCAGGCCCAGCAAGAAAGTCAGCAACAGCAGGCTCAGCAGAAGATGCAAGACCCGGTGGTCCAGATGCAGATGCAAGAACTCCAGCTACGTCAACAGGACTTGCAGCTTAAAGCCCAGAAGCAAGCAGCCGACGCTGCGGCCAAGGCCGACCAGATTGAGATTGAGAAGTCTCGCATCGCAGCCCAGAAGGAAATCGCGGCTATGCAGGTAGGCGCTACCGCAGCCGCTGCACGGGACAAAGCTCAGAAGCAGCAACAGACCGAGGGCGTTCGTATGGGTGTGGAGATTGCCAAGCACAAGGCCCAGATGGCAGTGCAGAACGCCCAGCGCATGTCGCAGCAACGCAATCCACCTAAGAAAGGGTAAACATGGACAACGAACGGGTACTTAACTACCTTGCGACTGAAATTGAGAAATTACGTTCCGACCAAGCTGCGTTTCTAGCTATGGGTCGAGCAAACGATTTTGCCGAGTATCGGCATGTCTGTGGAGTCATCCGGGGTCTGACTCATGCGGAAACCATCGTTAGAGACCTCGTGCAAAGACTGGAGAAAACTGATGACTGAGTTTGATATCGCCGCTGTGGACTTGTCTGGCATTCTTAATACGAGTGCAGAAGACAAAGCCAAGCAGTTGCCTGACCCTAAGACCTTCCAGCTACTGTGCGTTGTTCCAGAAGCTATGGAGGAATATGCGGACAGTGAAGTTGGGTTGATTAAGGATAGCAAGACCATGCACTACGAAGAAGTACTGACCCCAGTGCTGTTCGTAGTCAAGATGGGCCCCGACGCGTTCCAAGACAAAACTCGGTTCCCTAGCGGACCGTCGTGCAAAACAGGTGACTTCATCATTTGCCGACCCAATTCAGGCACCCGCTTGAAAATCCATGGGCGTGAGTTCCGACTCATTTCCGATACCTCAGTTGAGGCAACAGTCGAAGACCCGCGTGGCATTAGCCGCGCTGCATAAGGAGTAATGTATGGCTGAATACGAAGATTTTGAATTTCCTGATGAGAAGGAAGCCAAAGCTTCCGCTAAGGCGGAAGAGAAGTTTGAGGTGGAGATTGAAGACGATACTCCAACTCAAGACCGTGGGCGTAAACCTGCGCCTCCGGTCGATGACCCCACAGATGATGAGTTGTCTTCCTACGACGAGAAAGTCCAAGCGCGTATCAAAAAGTTCACCCGTGGATACCACGATGAACGCCGCGCCAAAGAAGAAGCTCTGCGTGAGCGCGAAGCTGCCGAGACTTTTGCCAAGCAGGTGTTTGCGGAAAACAAGCGCCTCCAACAACAACTATCTACTGGTAGTAAAGCCTATATTGAACAGTCTCAGTCCAGCGCGGAAAATGAACTTACTTCCGCTAAGAAGCGGTACAAAGACGCGTATGAAGCTGGGGATGTAGACGCGCTGACCGAGGCGCAAGCCGAGATTGCCGCAGCAACCCTTAAGATTGACAAGACGCGCAATATGCGCCCTGTTGAAATTGAGGAACGGGAATATACCCCCGCGCCAAATGCTGCACCGCAGCAACAGAAACTTACCCCCCGCGCTCAGAAATGGGCCGATGCCAATCAAGATTGGTGGGGTAAGGATGAAGAAATGACAATGACCGCTATGGGCGTTGACAGAAGGTTGCAAAAGGAGTATGGTGCTGATTATGTGGGTACTGAAGAGTACTTCCGCACCATCGATAAAACGATGCGCAAGAGATACCCTGAGCAGTTTGAAGACGCTCAGAGCGAAGAACCGGACGAGGAATCAACCCCCCGCCGTGCAACTAAAGCTACTGTTGTGGCACCCGCTGCGCGTAGCACGTCGCCTAACCGTATTCGGTTAAAGACATCTGAAGTCAACACTGCTCGTCGACTTGGGGTGCCTTTGGAAGAATATGCTCGTCAGGTTGCTTTACTTAAAAGAGGTTAAAAATGGCTGAAGTTAAACAAAATCGTTTAGACCGTGAATTGGATACCCGCTCTGAATGGGCCCGCCCCGATATGTGGCGTGCTCCAGAAACGCTTCCACAACCTAACCCCCGCCCCGGCTGGAGTCACAGGTACATTCGCATCAGCTTTTTGGGTCAAGCTGACCCATCTAATATCTCTGGAAAGTTCCGCGAAGGCTATGAACCCGTGAAAGCGGATGAATATCCCGAGCTAATGGTGCACGCCGTTGTCGATGGCCGCTTCAAGGGCAATATCGAAATTGGTGGGTTGGTGTTATGCCGTATTCCGGCTGAGTTCATGGCACAACGGGATAAGCACTATTCCACGTTGAACCGGTCTCAAATGGAATCTGTTGACAACAACTATCTTCGTAATAGTGACCCTAAAATGCCTATGTTCGCAGAACGCAAATCTAAGGTCACATTTGGTTCAGGTTCTTAATTTTTTCTAGGAGTTTTTATGGCATATCCTGTCGTATCAGCACCGTATGGTTTGCTACCGCAGAACCTTATTGGAGGTCAAGTATTTGCTGGTTCTACCCGCATGTACCCTATCCAGTATGGCTACGCGACTGACATCTTTTACGGTGATTTTGTTGTTCTATCCCGTGGTCGCCTCCAAAGGGCTTCCGTTTCTACTGGCACTGGTCTGAACCAGACCGTCGGTATTTTCTTGGGTTGTACTTTCACTAGCCCCACGACTAAGCAAAAGTTGTTTTCTCAATATTGGCCCGCAAGCACCACAGCCGGTGACTGCCAAGCTTATGTTTACGATGACCCTGATGCTGTGTTCAAGGCGGTTGTTTGCAGTTCTGGTACTACCATTTCTTCTGGCGCTGTGGCGATGATTGGCACTAACCTGTCAGCCATCAACAACACCGGCAGCGTGACTACTGGCAATTCTGCTAACGCAGTTCTGGCTCCTTCGGCTACTCCTGTTACCACCACTCTGCCTCTGCGCATGGTTGGTCTGGTCCAAGAGACCTCAGTTTCGCTGGGTACTGCAACTTATAGCAGCATTTCTACTGCTACCGTGACCTGCTCTGCTTTGCCGTTTGCTCTCCCTGTGGGAACTGACGTTGTATCCATCGCAGCTAACGGCCAAGTAATTGCCGCTAATTCTTTTGTGGCTACTGCCGCCTCTGCTGGTGCAACATCGTTTGTACTAGACCAAGCGCCAGCAACTGCATTTGCTGCAAGTTCTACGCTCGTGTTCACCCAGTATCCCGAAATCTTGGTTAAGCTTAACCAAGGTCTGCACGGCTACTATTCTGCCACCGGCGCATAAGGAGTTAAATCATGGCTATTTCACGCGCACAACTATTGAAGGAACTCCTTCCCGGACTTAACGCTTTGTTTGGTCTGGAATATGCCCGCTACGGCGAAGAGCACAAGGAAATCTACGAGACTGAGACTTCCGAGCGTTCTTTTGAAGAGGAAACCAAGCTGTCTGGCTTTAGTGCTGCACCGGTTAAGAACGAGGGTTCCGCCATCCAGTACGACAATGCACAGGAAGCATGGACTACTCGCTACAACCACGAGACCATCGCTCTGGGCTTCTCCATCACTGAAGAAGCAGTGGAAGACAATCTGTATGACAGTCTGTCTGCCCGCTATACCAAAGCTTTGGCTCGCGCTATGGCGTACACCAAGCAGGTTAAAGCTGCTGCTGTTATCAACAACGGTTTCTCCTCGGCTTATGCTGGTGGCGACGGCGTTGCTCTGTTCAGCACTGCCCATCCGCTGGTGAATGGTGGCACTAACAGCAATCGTCCTTCCACCGGCGCCGATTTGAACGAGACTTCTTTGGAAGCCGCCGTTATTCAAATCGCTGCTTGGACTGATGAGCGTGGTCTGCTGATTGCAGCTAAGCCCCGTAAGTTGATTGTTCCTCCTGCTCTGCAATTCGTTGCTACCCGTCTGTTGGAAACCAGCCTC